GTTCCTAATACTAAATCAGTATTGAGTGTGCCGCCGTAAGTATTTGCGGCAGAGATAGAGGAAAGCGTCGAAGGAGCAGTGGCGGCAATGGTAATGGTTCCAGAACCATTGGTAATTGTCATGTCAGAACCAGCCGTCAGCGTAGCCTTAGTAAAGCCCGAACTTGAGGTTTTCCCAATAAATAGCTGACCATTTGTGCCTGCTTCTAATTTAGCTTCTGTAACAGCTCCGCTTCCAATCTTAGCCGCCGTAATACCGCCATCTTTAACGGAAACAGCTCCACNNGATANAACAGTTGTTACNGCATCTACAGCACCTGATGTAAATGCAGCAAGATTAACAGCATCGTTTAGTTTAAGTGCCGTTACTTGATCTCCATTAACAAATGTATTTCCTGTCGTCAGAATAGCCATAGGGGTAGTATATCAGTGTTATTTACAGAGATGCAGTTTACTTCTTAGAGTTTATGCCAAGATCGGTGAGTTGTGCGGCAACCTTAATAGTGCGGATTTTAGGGCGACCAATTGTAGGTTCAAATACAAATTGACCACCATATCCGCGCACATTGCCAATACGTCCCCGTACAGATGCATCTTCCGAGATGGGAAGGGTTTCTTCAAGCAAGGAAGAAAACGATTGCAGGCTTTCTTCGTTGTCAGGGTTCTGGGTAATAAAAGAAATATCAATATCCGAGGTATTGCTTGCAGAACTTTCTGCCTGTAACTCAAAGGAGTTAAAGCGTTTTCTCTCCATTGTTCCGCCTGTATATTGACGGGTCTTTAGTTCAGAATAGATAGAATAGGCAGCGGCTGTTCCACCGATCTGGAGATTTAATAAATCTTTGTCGTCGTCTCGGTAGTCTAGGATATGAACACCGCCATCTTTATTGACGACATATAGGTTATTAATGCCGCCAGCCCCGGCTCTTACAAAATTGCGAACATTCCAACCTGTCTGCTCAATAATATCTAGCGATTCCCAGCCTTCGTTAAGGAAGTTATAAACAAAAATAGCGTTGTTTTCTATAGATGAATCTAAAGGAACAGCGAGGTAATAACGATTGTCGTGATAGGTGGCAACGCAATTACTAATATAATCTGGATTGATCCGCTTAATCAATGGATTGATTGATTCACTCATGGGCATAGATGCGCCACGAAGATTGTATAAGTCCTCAAAGTTTACGGAGTAGACCCCGTTATCAGACAGGAAGAAGATTTGATTGCCTACTTGAACCACTGTTCTGCGAGCAATACAGCCTACTTCTCGCGTCACTTCCTGCACTGTTACATCTTTAAGGGGTTGGCTTACGCCGCGAATAAGATGGATAGTGTTGCGATTGAACACAATAACATTGTCTTCGGCAAAGGGCTGAATGGCAACAACGAAGTCTGCTCCGCCAGAGGCAATGCGGAAATTGGTTTCAATCTGATCGTAGGTGTTCTGATCTAGAACGTCTGACGCAATAATTTCATCCCTAATGTTGCGCGTAGCAATTGTTGGGCTTCCGCTAGAACCTGTGGTGGTGTAGTAGAAGGGCATCCAAAGCCGTCTCTGATGATAGATAGCCCAAGGAGGGGCTGGCATATGCGTGAACCCGCCGCCTACGCTTTGCGGCGCACTTAACACTACACTAGCACCGCTAGCATTATCTGCTGTGGCAAAGAATGTAAACGTATTAGCGTTTGCTACGGTGGTGACGTAGAACTCAGAGAGGGCCGTAAGATTGGTGCTGCCAGCGTCAATAATCCTAACTACATTTCCAACGCTTAAACCATGACTTGTCTCACTAATTGTTACAACACCATTGCTAATAGCGCAATTACTAGCGGCAGTTAATGTTAATGGCTGTGTATACGTTCCATTGTCTACTAACGCAAAAGCAGGGCTGCCAACAAGTGTTCCCGTAAATTGCAGAGCCGTTAATCCATCCCTAAACAGGAACAGATAGTTGAAGGCTTGGATCAAGTTTACTTCTTCACTAATAGTGATGCTGCCGGGATAGGTGATTGTAATTGGTACACCTGTTTTTACATTAACAGCTTGAACATTAATGTTAGTTGCTAGAATAATGTATTCCTCATTATCAGAAGTTGGGTCTGAGAATAGACAGCTACCATAGACGGCATTAATGTTGGTGTCTTCTAGTCTTGGTGCGCCAACAACAGCAGTGCCAGTGGCTGTTCCAGAAACAGTTGGAATCGTAATACTAACAGAGGTGCTATTCACCACTGTAATAATATAATTCTGCGCTACAAAAGATGGGCTAATTCCCGTTATGCCAGAGACATACGCTAGTGTAGTGGTGGTAAAAGAATGGGCGGTGGCAAACCCAATAGTGATTAGCGTAGATACCGTAGTTAGACTATTGCCCGTTTTATTGGCGTAGGTATAGAACGGCAACGTCAATGCTGTAGCATTGGTAGCAAGGGTGGTTCCAAAATTTTGCACTCCCATGCGCGTCTGCCATGCGCCGTCTACGTCCATGCGCCCATTCGTGGATAGGGCCACTTCCCCAGCCTTTAGCTGATCGGGACGCAGACGGGCGTTAATGCGTGAGAACCCCGTATCGCCTTCTTCTATTAACGGATTATCCAGTGGGCCATAGTTATCGAAGCGTGCCATGGGCTTATATTACCTTAACAATCCCAAGCTCTACGGCTCCAATAGTTGGCAGATAATTTGTTAGATGTTCCCTTGATGCCGCCAGACCTAGCGCAATAGCTTTTCTTGCGTGCGGGGGAGGACTTCTTAATTGTCATGTTAGCGTCTCCAAAACGCACAACACGCTCCTGTCCATTCTGGCATCCTTTGACGACAGATTTTTTGCCGCCACTAATGTCGCGTCTAGGACTGTTACAGGGTAGGTCGCGGGGATTCATGTTAGCGATAGGCTGCCGTTTTCTTGGCAATGTTCTTGGGTTGTTTTACAAACTGCTTCCCTGCTTTCATGCCTTGGCGTTTAGCTCTATTAGTGGCCGCTTTTTCCCCAGAACTCAGGGCTTTCTGGGCAGCGTCAGGTAGGTAGCGTTCACCTGTCTCTAGGCTAGGCTTACCAGAGGATGTGCGCCATTTCTGGCGTGTCCAATCTACAAGGCTGCGCTGTTGGGGCTTCAAGGCTACTTAGAAGTTTTGTAGCCGCCGCCAGCCCTCTTATAGCTGAAGGCTAACAGTTGGGCTTTGCGTGCGCTCCATTGGCCGGGGTTGCCGCCCTTGCTTCCAGCCTTAATGCTCTGGAACAAGCGTTTACGCATTGTTGGCTTGGTATATACGCCAGCCGAGTTTACGGTGGACGCAGCCATGTTAGTAAGCCTTACGGGAGGTGGAATAGCTCATACGGCCACCATTAGCCGTGCCAGCCTCCATTACGCGCTTCTTGGCAGCATCTTTCTTTTGATGCGCCATCATTTCTTTCTTGCTCATGTTCTTATGGCTCTTGGTCTTCATTGTAGGGGATTTCATAGGATTGTTGGTAAGAAGTGGCCTTAAAGCGTCAAATGGCCTTAAAACGCACGGAAAGGGTGCTACAAGCGATTACTTAGCAGTTCTAGCCAAAGGACGGCTACCAAACCACCACATAACTGCTGTTGAGGTCGTAAATACAAAGTCTGAGATGACGGCTTCTATTGCAGTTATACCTAGTTTATCGCCAAATATAACACAACTTAGCGTAATAATCATGGCCCAAGTGAGGCCGGGACGGGTGAACGCCCGAAAAGCGTCCACTAACACACGGATGGCTGACACCCAGACAGGGGTGTTCTCAGGGATGTCAATGTCCTCATTAGCCTGTTGGGAGGTNGTGAAGGCCGCCAGCTCACCCTCCGTCACCTTGAGCCGCGCCATGCTCTCCATNTTGCGTATCTCAATGTCGGCCTCCATCCCCTTGGCTTTAACATCAGCCCACTTNTGNAANAGGCTTAGGATGCCGCCGAGCAAGCTGCCCCCTAATGCGCTGCTGATGAAGCTAAACATATTAGTCTTGGGCGGCTGGCTCNGGCTTAGGCTTTAAGGCTTCAGCAAGCTGTTCAGCGCATTTGCGGATAAGCTCATGCTGCTCCGCATTTAGCGGGGCAAGACGNGCGGCNTTATAGAGATTGTTGAGGGCTTGTTCTGTGGTCATACTCATCCATTACGTTTAATAAACCAAGCAGTCAAGGCCGAAATTACTGCCGCCAAAATTGCCACCTTCCCTTTAAGCTCGTTCTTGAAAACCTCAAGCATCGTCACGCGACCGTTTGTCTTGATGCACTGCGAAAGAATGTTTTCCATCATCTTATCTTGAGCGTCCATTCGGGTCAGAATCGAGGACAACTGGGCATTCACACTTAATGGGTCGTAGCTCATTTGCGTTTATTGATTAGGTCGAACAAACTTTTTGCTTTATCCTCCAAAACTGACAGGCGCAAATCCATCTTGGATAGCACGATGATGAGCGTGATGACACCCAGCAGAATCGGCCAAGCCTTCATAATTAAATCGAGTGCGGTCATTTGGATTCT